ATAAGTACCATCCTGCATAAAGCCCGGTTGGTTTACCTGATCCGAAGTTTGTTTTAATTACTTCATCTCCGTCTACAATTAACATAGGCCCTGTCTCGGCATCCGATAGATTAAAGTTCTCTTCACCAAAGAAGGTATCACTGGGTATTCTTATTATAGATCCCACGGGGAATACTTGAAACATGTTAAAAACATCTTCCCATTCAACTCTTCCCTGTGTGTCGTGTGATTTTAGTAATTTATTTAAACTTGGAGAGTGATTAGAATACTTTATCTCCCCTACTTTAAATTCTATTACACTACCCGGCGAGGTTGCATCTACATTAAGTTCATACGGAATTACGGATTCGGCACCTAATACGTTTTGAATGGTTCCATTAAAATAAAACCTATTGTCTCTATCAAATTTTATAGCAAATTTATTATTTACGTGATCAGCATTGATATCCGGAGTAAATGTTAAAACAGGAAATTCAATATTATTACTATCTTCTTCTATTTTTAATCCAATATTATATGACTTATCGAGATGTTTATCTTCTGCAAATATGATAGAATTCTGAGGAGATGGAGTGGGGTTATTGGGGCTTGAACCGGTTGAAGCTTCTGTTATAATATTTAATGTTCCGCTCTTCGAAGCACTGACAGGCTCTGTTGATAATTCACCATAATAAGGACTTATTAATTCCCCATTGCTATCTAAATGAGCCGATGCACCAATTGCTAATGTAACCGTTCCACTCTGATTAACAGCAACGGAAGGATATATTACCCTTTGTGTTGGATTATTATCATCTGTTATCTCTTGTGATTTCCAAGTTCCACTTGACTCTGGTCCTATCATACCCTGTGTTCCACGTGGTCCCTCAGTTCCTTGTAGACCGTCTTCACCCTTATCACCATCTTCACCATTTGGTCCTTCAATTCCTACAGGGCCACTTGGCCCTCCGTTTTTCATTAGTCTAAAATTAAAATTAATTTTATCAATTTTATCCTTTGACCACCATTCACTACTGTTAGGATCTAGATCACTCTTAAAAAGTTCTTTGATTCTTATGTTCATTTTTATGCAATTATTTTAGAATGGACCCTCAAATTATATCGATACCCTGGTTTTTTATTATATATTAATCTGAAATTTAAAGGCTTTTCAGCGAAACTTCTGATTTCAAAATTAGTAAGTTCAAAAAACCCATCAGATGTAATATCTTCTATATTAGTTACGCTTTCCAATTCACTATATTTAGATTGATTTATATCATCACTTGGAAGATACCCTGCTATTTCAGTTCCATATACCTTTATTTGATCTATTATAAATCTAGGTATAATGTTTTCTTCAATGTATATTGTTGAATCATCTTCCAATGTTGTTTTATCTCCATACGAATATTCAGAAGTAGCGTACCTTGAATAATACGCAGTTATATTTTCTTCTTTTAATTTTCTTACAATAGAATTAGCGATGTAGAAGTCAATGTGAATTTTTTGAGAATCTTCAAAAATATAAGCACCATCATCTTCTCTTTCATCATATCTAATTACATCTAACGCTTGAAGAGATCTTACTCTTTTTAAATTGTATGAAGTTATATCATATTCATTTTTAACTTTCATTATTGTAGATGCAAAGAAAGATCTTTCTTCTATAGGGCTTAATGTTCCATGGACTTCCTTTGATCTATTTGTTCCACCAAAGGACCTTGTATAATAGTCTTTAGCATATTTACTCTTAAATAGGTTTAAATCTTTTTTATCTATTGCTATTTCTCCAATTAATGGATATAGGGGTAGTTTATCTGATTCTTGACTTAGTTTAATAACCTTCGGCTGTAATTCATTTACTTTATGAAAGAAAAAGTTATTGATAATTCCGTAATTTTCATCAACTCCTAAATTAGAATTAAACATACAATTTACTCCTATCAGTCTGTTGTATTTTTTCAACCTGTTCTCTTGCTCTTCATTAAAAGAATCTAAGGTATTTCTAAATTTATAATTGCCATAGGGAGATGAAAAAGTTACAACATCTTTAAATAAAGGATCATAGCTACCGTTCATTCTTTTAAGAGTAGTGTAATATCCACCATCTTCTCTTGCAACCAGATTATAACCTATATTATCATTATTTAATTTAAATGCCTTAGGTTTATCATCATCTATTTCTATGTCTAAAATTGAGGTTTTTACAAACTCAACACCGCTTTGTATTTCTAAACAAAACTGACCTGACTCTATATCTCCATTCTCTAGAATAGTAGTATACGTTATATCTCTATGTGTATTAATTCTATCTGCAAATCCAAATGAAGAAACGTCTTGTAATGCATTATCCCATGCCTTTTTACCACCGTTATAATATTTAAGAGGTATAATGTTAGGAATCGTAGTTGGATCGTCATAGGGTACATCTAAATCCTGATAATATTCTCCAGTCTGCTGATTTAATACCCATAGGTAAGGAAGACCTTTAACTATTATTTGTGAATCGTCTATCACCGAAACAACCTGTAAAGAATAAGTTTCATTTCCACTTTCAAATAATATATATGAATATTGCTCATCTATTTTAAAAATGTCTTGTGTAAATTTAGGTGTATTTTCGCCAACTGATTGCACCGAAGCTTCCACTATCGTTGTAATTTCAGGATCTTCAGTATTCCATACTGTTACTGAGCTACCTCCAAACTCTAAGAAACCTCTAATATTACTATCAAGTATTTCTCCTTCATTTAAAAGGTCATTTAAATTATATAACAAATATCTGTCTAATTGTGATATATCATTTGTAGGAACTTGTAAATTTATAAGAATGCTAATAGTTTTAAATTTATTATTTCTTACAACCTCTATATCTACTCCCGTGTTGTTTATTTCGTCGTTAGAAGTATAGTTAAGTATTGTTGCAACTTTAAAATCATTTACATCAGACGAAGATTTAAAAGATATCGGGCTAGTCGATAAAAATTCAGTTCTATCTTTATAAATATATCTTAATCCTTTAAAAACTGTAGATGAAAAATTAACAGAATCTCCACCTTGCATTTTAGTGTACATTTTAAGTGGGGTTGAATTAACCCATTCACCGGGTTCAATTGTCGCTAGACCTGAGCTATCATTTTGATGAGCACCTGTATAGTTTAATATAGTTGAAAAATAATCAAAGTCAGTGCTTTTTAAATTTGCGACTAATTCTGAATAAGGCTTTTCGTACCCTTCATAGACATAATCCATAAGTAATGGAATACTGCTAGGTTCTAATAAATATGTAGGAATATTATGTATATAGAAGTGTTCCATATTTAGTTTTTCAGCTGATCTTTCTGAAAGTTTAGTAATATCAGCTGATAAATTATTTACACCGAATGCTTCATTGGTGTTTAGGATGTATGATAAATTTCTAGAGTTAGTAGAATCTTTTAAATTAAATTTACATATAGTAGGTACGACTCTTGAATTAACACTCGTCTCCTTTAATGAGTTCTCCTTTAACCTATCATATTCATTAATGATTTCTGTATCTATAAAATCACTTTCAACTATATCATCTCTAATAATACTAGATAAAGATTTAAACTTAAATAATTGACTATTACCAGGACCCGGTTTAAATATAAAATCTTCATAGATATCAGCAACGTTAGACTGGTTGAAAAAATAATTAGCAGATGCTAAATCCTTCGTGATTATTTTAGTAAAGAACATCGTACCCATTGATGTATAGATTACATCTTTTACCTCTGTCCATTCCTGTTCACCAGGATTACCTACCGTATCGACCTTTACAAAGTCTCCTTTTTTAATAAATTCACTAACGTCTATATCATGTATTAATATATAAGGATCTGCTCCAGGAAAAGGTTGGTCATTGGCTTCGAGGACGTAAATGGAAGAAACATTTGCTACTCCAAACGAAGCTTCATCATTCTTATATTGCATGCTCTCTAAAACTAAAAAGTCTATTTTAGAATTTGAAGTATCGTAGAAATCAAAATTAAAATCCTTGAAATCATACGCTGAAAACTTTCCAAAGGGAGTATCATAGGTTTCATAACTTGTAATCACATTGTCCATTGAAAAAACCACCGGTTTTTGAAAAATAACTCTAAAGTTTTCTGAATAAGGATCTTTTATTATTTCTATAATCCTAACATAGTTATCCTTATTAAGTTCTTTAATAAAATACCCTACCTGTAGGTTTCCTATTTCGTTAGGGGATATTAATACACCCTGATTAACAGAACATCCACCAATCATAGTGTAAATTTCATAGTCTCCTAATTGCAATCCACCCGTAACAGTTCCACCTTCACTTATAAAGTCGTTATACTTATTTGAAAATGCAAGATTTGCGTCGGTTGAACTTTGCATATCGATAAAGGGGTTCGGATTAGATGAACTAATACCAAATACAGTTGTATTCTTATTCCTTCCCTGTGAGTAGTCATCTATGATCACCCTGTTCTTTATAGAGCTAGCATTATACGGTATAACTTCTGCATTTCTAATCGCCGCTGCAAGTGCTGCTGCTATTTGAGAAGTATTACCTATTGCAGAATATCTATTTTCTTGAAATGTTCCAATTGGAAGAGAAGTGTCTGCGATTAAAACAAAATCACCCAAATTAAAGTTTTCAATACTTATCTCGAGCAAGTCTCCTAAAAATACTTTATCATTATCAGAAGGCTGGTCTATTATATTTAATTCTATAAAACCATTAAATGGTGTTTTGTTTATTACGGGGGTGTTAAACTCTGTTTGTTTTTTATTTACAAAAATAGAAGAGTCTCCATTATATGATGTTAGTATTTGGTTTTTTTCTATTCTAGTCTTTCTAAATCTATTTAAAACGTTATGATATTTATTATTAATATCTTTTACCCATCCAAGAATCGGCTGGGTGTAATCCTTTATAGATGGTAATTTATCTAATTCGTCAGACGATGAATTGCTTATATCTAAATTTAAGTGTCCTATTGAATTTACAGAATTGACAACTACAGTTCCTTCTTGATGTTCATCTACGAAAATTCCAAAATATCTATAAACATTATAGTCGTCGGCTTCATTATCGTCAAATAAAAATTCTAAATTAATTATATTGTGAGAAACAATTCCGTTTCTTTCAAAGCTAGTTGTTAATGTATTATTAGCTAAAATTTCGGGAAGGTCTTCTTTAACGTAATCATCATCTATATAATCTGACTTTTCAACAAAGCCACCTAACATTACGTCTATTCCGTTAAAGGAAGTAGGATCATCCAGTTCAAAATTAAAATCAATATGCGACTTAGGAATTAAGGGATTAGATACGTGACTATTTAGATATCTCCCTAGCTTAGAGTTATTAGTCATATCATACGATTTTATTAAAGTCGCATTAGATAACATTTCTTGAATTCTAGAATTTTGACTAGGATCATCTTCTAAAGATTTTTCTTTAAAATCTACATCTTTAATTCTATAAATTATAAATTTTTCAGGAACACTTTCTTCTAACCATATTGGAGCAAATATTCTATATTGCTCGTCATAGGCCTTTGTATAATTGAATGAAGCTCCGTAATTATATAGGTTTTCATATTGTGTAGAATAGTCTTTAGAAACACTTAGATCTGTAAATTCCCTACCGACCTGATATCTTTCATCTTTACTTAATCTTCCGTAAAACTGAGCAACGTCCCTACAATATTCACCTGAACTAGAAATAGGATATTTCTGATATTCATACTGCGATAGAGTTCTATTTGCCTTGATTGAGCTTAAATAGATATCTCCCTCTTCGTCAGTAATTAATTTGACATTAGAAGTTAACTTGGGGTTAGTTCTTAATAGGGCAAAGGACTTATCCTTATACGAAATACCTTCTGCTTGTGTGTTAATCGTTATCGCCATTTATAAATAGACTCTATTTTTGTTAGAGTATATATCTTGCTTAGTTACAGCGAGATATTACCTATATGGACGAGCATCGAAATCGTATAATCTAGATGAACTAAAATCATTATATCCACTGAAGAATCTTCTTCTATTCCACCACCAGTTTCCGGAACCAAGGGAGTTTCTATAATTACTCAGCATCACTTTGTTGATACTATTTTTATTTGTTCCAACTGCTCTATATTTAGCGTAAACTTCTACATCGAAGCTAAATTCAGTTTTATAAGAATCTATGATGTCTAGCCCTATTTTCTTTGAATATGTTAAATTGGTAAATGCATTTCCATATATTCCAGCAACTCTACCTTTACCGGTTTCACTCTCTCCAAAATAATCTGTCATTCTATATTGGAATACCATATCAACTGACACTGCATTTTGACTTCCACCTTCAATTAATTTTTTACCATACTTGTTAGGTCCATCTACCGATAGACTAGTTTGGTTTATAGGTGAAAGGTATAAGAAAGAACCACATGAAAGACCACCTAATAAAAATTGATCATCTTCCGTAAATGAGTTTTTTAAAGACTTTTTACCAATTACATTACCTTGTTCATCTATTGGTCCAGATTCACCGTCACTTCTAAATGTAATTGTCAGCGGTTGATATGCTGTTTGAATTTTTCCATTCTTATCGTTAGATCTTTTAATAGCATATTTCGGCATCGATACAATTCCCGTTGAAACTATATCCTTTGTATTTAAACCTATGTCAGACTGAAGTAGCGGGTGTGATTTATGAAGAAAAAGACCTGAATCATACTTAGCAGCCGTTATTTGAGAAACAGAAACTGTATCAGCTGAGTTCGGAAGAATAGCTTCAGGAACGTTCGGATCAGATTGGAATCCGTTTTCATCTTCATTCTGCACACCCTGTCCATTATTATTCCATGTTCCATTCCATATAAAATCACCAGCTCCGTTTAAATTACTAGGTAAATCTTGATGTGGTTGTATTTTAAAGTCTGTAAAATCTCTTAAATGAGTTCTATCAGAAATTGATCCAATTCCAGAATTCGTGACTGTTGCAAATGTTAATCCATATTCTGCGCTACTTACTCCTGTTAAGTTTGAATCCCTAGACAAGTCAGTATCAGGATCTATAATCGAATAAAGATCAGCGTTATTAGCTATATTTCTAAATCTAGAATAAATAAACTGTCCATTTAATTGAGATGATTGGTCTGGCGCAACAGAAAAATGATTGTATGAATTTCCATCACCTGTAAGATTTTGATAAACAACAGGGACTAAATCATACTGAGCCTCTGTCATATAATATGTATCATTTGCTATTTTAACATCAGGTGTTGTAGTTCCAGTTGGTTGTTTATTACCAGTTTCTAAATTAATAATACCTAGGCCATATTCTTGTTGTGATGAAGAAACATAAGCAGGTTGTTTAAGATTTCCATTAATTCTTGCACATAATTCTAGATCAGATGCCTTAGTATTATGAAGTTCTACTCTATAATTTTTAGTAACAATATATCCTTTAGTTTCATCATCTGGTTTTTCATCTACATAATATCCTGCGAATATTTTAGCAGTTGAATTATTTTTAACTAGCGTTACTTCACCTTCTTCGTCAATAATTTTAATTTGTAATTCTCCAACGGCACCTTCAACCTTAGCTTGTAGTCTTTCTAATTGATTCTGTAATTCCAATAATTTATCATATACGCTAATAGGATTCTGTTCTCCTGTTAAAAAACCAGATGCTAGTGATTCTGCGGCATGGGCATAATAAGTATCTCCTGCCGTAAATCCACTATCAAGGTGTGTAAATAATCCTTGTGATTCTAAATCATCATTTATTTCAACCTTAACATTATCTAAATCATTTTGGTTTACTAGGCTATTTGCTCCGTCTGTAGATATTTCTCCTTCAGGAAAAGGAATAGTAATAATATCTGACCATTCTGACTCTACTGGGGTTTGTGGGAAACCTGCTTCAGAAACAGATTTAATCATCATTTCTATTTTTTCACCAGGCTGAATAGATAAATCTATTGAGTTAAAATTAATAGCCTGTGAATCTTCTTCAGATTCTAGAATCCATCTATATCCACCATCTGCTTGCTTTTCTCTTTTTCTAATAGGACCTTTAACTTCGACCCAGTTTGAAAATGCAGCAGTTTTTTTATTAAATTTGATTTGCTCTATTACAGATGTTTTACCCGTTGAGGAAACGTATCTATATCTAGCAATAAACTGAACTACTTCTTGTGAAATTTCATCACCAACTTTCTTTGGCTCCGGAATAGACCAAAAGCCTCTTACCCTATATTTAGGATTAACTTTAGGTAATTCATTTGATTCAGCAATCGCTTTAATCTGTCCAACGCTTGAAGAGAATACTTTAGTTTCAGCAGCCTTTTCTCTAATGATAGAAGCTAATTCATTTTTCTCTCTATTTCTTTCTATTTTAGATGAGAACTTTTTAGTAGCAATTAATTTTCTTTTCTTTCTAATTGTAGTGTCAAGCTTTTTAATAACTTCTTTAGCTTTAACTTTATCAGATTTGATCTTTTTTACTTGTTCAACGCTAGCGTTTTGAGTAAGGTGTTTATTAATTTGTGTTACTTTAAAGTTATCTACTTCTACGATTGGTGCATCTGGGATAAGACCTTCTGATGCAGGTGGAATGTAATCAACCTTAAGTGCTTTAATAAATTGACCAAAATCAGCAACTTCTTCTTTATAGTATTTAGCAAGTGTAGTAACTATACCATCTTCATTTTGAATAGTAAGTTCATTCGAAAAGAATGCAACACCTGGTGAGAAATCAGTAGCTGGTAGTTTAGAGATAGGATCTATTGGTTTAACAAAAACTACTTGTCTTTCATTAAATCCAACTTTAACTTCTATAGAAACAGAAGCATCAATATCTTTATAAATAGCGAGAGCATTCGCTCCTATTTTAATCGGTGAATAACCTTCTAAAAGTGACAATTCAACTTGTGTTGTTGAAGAATCAATAGAGGTTACTCTATATCTTGTGTTATATTCAGACGTGTTTACTACCAATGAATCTCCAATTTTTAGAGTTTCAGTATCTTTCATGTCTTTATTAGAGTCCGAATATGTTAATTTATTTAGAGTATATACTTTTACGGTTTTAGTTTGACTAGTCCCGTCTATTAGAGATGTTTTCTGAACATTTTCTACTTTTAATACGTCTAACTGGCCATTATACTGAATAGATCTTACTGGCATATCTACCGTCTCTGCATCTATTCTATATTTTAAACCATCTTCTTTTATTTTAGAAATAAATTTAGAATAATTGACATCATTCTGACCTTTAAAAATTTCATCAAAGGATTCAGTGGAAGACAAGTCTTCATGATCAAATATAACTCTTTCAGTATAAACTCTTTCAGTATCTACTGGAATTTGTCCTTTAACATCTAAACTAATAGTTAATAAAGGATTTAAGAAATCTTCAAAGAAATCGTTTAGTTGTGTATTAAATTCTTTTGGAGTTGCTAACGACTTTATAGGTAAAGAAGGACCTTTTAATTTAGAAGTATGTATTCTTCTATAAGAACCATCTTTAAGTTTTACATTTGCACTGGAAGTATCTAAACCACTAATCGCAGTTATGTTCTTATCAATTCTTTCAATTTCTCTTTTCAAAAATCCAAATGCTGGAATTTGAATTGCAGTCATTTCTCCTGTGCGATTATCGAATAAATCTATTGTAACCGTTTCTTTATCGGTTGAAATAGCCTCATTGATACGTTCGAAAGTTTCTAGTGAATTAGTGTTTAATTCTAGAAACTGTTCGAGTAAATGTGATATAGAATTGCTAGCGCTCATATTATCTTAAGATATCGTATTCAAACGTTTTATTTACTGGATCTACACATACTATTTCGATATATGGTTTATTAGATAATAAGTCCGATAAAGAAATAGAAAGTTTTTGCGACCATCCATTACTCTTATCAGTCCACAGTGTTATGTAATGTGTTGATAAGTTTTTTATTTTATTTTTAAAAGTTACTCTAACTACTTGGCCTTTTTTCCAACTTGTTATTGTATCATCTAAGTATATATTTAGATTAGAATCAAAGTCCTGTGCCTGATCTGTATAGACCATAACTAAGTTGTCAAATTCTTTAAGTCTTTGCCATACCGCCTTTGTTCCAGCTTCATCTGGTAAAAACATAGAATCAGCAGATAATTCTCTTTCATTAGTAGAAGTTACAGTATCATATACATAAGCTTGTCCTAAAGAATAGCCATAATTAACACAACTGATTTTAACTTTACCATTGTTTGATTTATCAATAGACACTCCTGGGTTACCTGACTCTAAAACATCTGTATTATATTGTATCTCTGTTGGAATTACACCAGAAATAACCTGATTTAATCTAGAGTTGGTATTTGTTATTAGATCTAAAAGACTTCTTTCATCTTGAAAATTAATAGTAGCATTTTCAACATCCTGTTCTATATGGTCTAGTCTCTTAGATATTCCTTGTAAGTTTTCAGAACTTAAAAAGAAACTTTCTAACATTTCAACTTTCTTAGAAATATCATTGTATCTAGTATTAGCATCTCTTAATAATTGAACCGCGTTTTCTAAGGCACTTGTTGTGTCTAAGAAAATGTCCATTGAGAAAGTAGAATAATCATTAACATTCTTTTCTATCCCAACATTATCTAGCGCTGAATTAAATTTAAGATTTAATTTAAGTGCAAATGCATTACCATTAAGACCGGTAACTTCATTCGGCTTATACTTAGTTAATTCTGGAATATACCATCCATCATTTGAAGTATCTTCTTTCCAGTTATCTAATAATATTATACCGTATAGGTTTGTTGCTTTATTTCCAATGTTAGACTTTGAATATATGTCATAATACACTAGGATAGCATTGAATCTAAAATCTCCACCTCTTTTAGAATAATCTAATATTGAATCTAATTTAGGATCATTTATTATTTTAGAGTAGGCGCTTGAATTAAAATCAATTCCAAATGTTGGAACTTCATTTTCGTCAGTATTATAAGTTCCGTCAGCTTGATCAGCATAAGATTCTACATTTAAAAAAGGATCTGGGTGAGTATCATCATTTGTTCTTCCTTCAATTTCAGCACCAGGTACAAACTTAATATTATTAGTATTAAACTTAGATGTTTCTAATAAAACTTCAGGAGTATATCCTACAGAAGAAGGAACGTTAACAAATATTTCGTTGTACTGTTGCCCTTTATAATTTTTATCGTTAGTTACATCAATATTTCCAATGTATTTTATAACTTGACTATATTCAGAACCGGCTTGAGTAGAATCATCTAGCTCTATCATTCTAGAATATCCTGTTGAAACTTCTTGTGAAGTTGCAGTTCTTACTCTTATCGCATTGATGTGATATAAGTATTTAAAGAATATTTTTTCAGCATCACTTTGAAATAAAACATCATCAAAATCATCATTAACCTCTGGGTTAAGAAGCATGTTCTCTAAATTAAGAGCATAACTTTGAAAAGTTTGTGCAAAATGTACGTTACCATTACCATCATGTAACGAATCATTATAAGAACTAGCATTAGAACCGCCACCTCCTTCAAATAGTCTATCATACTTGATATAATTAGGACCCTCTGATAGATCAGTCGGATCACTTTGAATAAAATCAGCATATACTGGCAAGTCTAGTAATGCAAATTTAGAAAATTCAAAGTTAATATCCGGATTATAATAAGCGCGTGTCAAATCCCTTGCTGCATTAGCAAATGCATACATCGTACCTCCTTGTTCTTGTGGAATCCTTATTAATGGTGTAGCCATCTAATTAACTGTTTTATTTTTATATTATGAAATTGTGGCTTTATGTGAACCTGTAATCCACCAAGTGCCGTCCGTACTTCCTATAAAACTGATACTACCGTTCTGTAAAACATCTATTGAGGTATCAGCGCCATTTATATTGTCTAAACCTGTACCTTGCATTTGAAATGCAGTCGATGCAATAATAGTTAAAATTTGTCCATCTGCTGAAGGTCCTAATTCTACATCAGCTGAACCAGTGTAAATATAAGCTCCTAGTGTAGGAGTAACTGTTCCTGCTGGAAAAGTAGCAGTAGGAGCCACTGTAAACTGGAGTGCTTTTTCTAAAATTACATTTTCTTTAAACGTAGCTTCAACGCCTGCCTCTAATGAAGATGCAGTTACGTTAAAAGTATTTAAAGTACCTGTGTTTAAGGACAGTGTGCCTGCCGTAATAGCTCCAGTTAAAGATAACGTAGAACTTGTCGTGTCTAGAACATTTGCGATTAATCCTAATTCTTCATTTACGTTATCAAAATTATTATTGATAGTAAGTCTCGAAGAAGAAAGAGAATGCGTTCCTAAAATTGTTGTAATACTTGCCATTTTATTTAATTGTTAAGATGTTTTTTCTTGTTATGTTTTTATTTCCGTTCAAATCAGTTAATTCAAGCTCAATACTGTACTCTCCCTTAGTGTCAAATAAGTATGTCAGCCACTGATTATCATAATATATATCTTCTTTTTTTACACTATTATTTATCAATCTCCATTTCTGTTTTATTATGCCCGGCATTTTAGTCAGGTCATATGAAAATGTCATGTGATTTAATAGATTAATAGTACCGTGATCGTCTATTATATAAGAATCATTGAAGCTAGGATTGTATGCTTGGTATTTAACAAAACTATCTGGATCTATGATTCCAGTGCTAGTCGTAGCATTGTAAAAATCATATACTTGATTGGGTTGTTTAGAAACTACGAGCATATAATTACATACATCTGCTCCATCAAAATTATTTACTATATTTCCATCAGTATCTTTATATATCGGATTCCAATTGAATTTAGTAAAAATAGGCCATTGGTTAGGATTCAAATTATTCAATTCATCCTTTAAGCTTTCCCAAGCCGCAAAATCAGTATTAGACGTAGGATATGTTGCAACAGGTGTATATTCTTCTATTATTTCTAAATCTGTAAAAGGATCTAATTGTGAAACAGAAATAGTTCCATTATTAGCGCCGTTTAATTCTAATTTAAAAGAAGAATTTAAATCTGGTCCAACCCTAGTTTGATCCCAGCATATTTCGGGACCATCATTCCATACATGTTTTCTTAATGATTTCCATTGATAAGGCCCTGTCGTTTCATTAAATCCAGTTGGAGTTGTAGAATCTGCAAATCTTCTTACCATTGAGAATTCTTTACCATCTTCATCTTCGTGTAAATAATTAGCTCTATCGAGAGTTAGATAATATGTAGCAATACTTTCTTCAACAGTGTTTAGGTTTTCTCTACCCCATTCCCATGAAGAACCTGCTTCATCCCATTGATATTTATAATTAGCCCAATCTAATTCAGGCGTGAGTTTCTGATACATTCCATATACTTCAACATTCTTAGATTTAACTGTTATCTTTTCATTGTGACTAATACTTCTTATGTTATATAAATCCCAAAAAGCAACATCAATAGTGTACTCACCGATGTATGGAAGTATTATTGGTAGTGTATACCAATTGTCAATAGATCCTCTGATAGTTTTAAAGTAGCCTCTAGGACCTTTAATTATCCATTCAATTTCATATACACTTCTTTTCCACCAATCATCCCATGTTAAATAAGGATCTTGTAAAGTGGTATATGGAGGTTGTCCGGGTGGAGAATGTAAAATATTAGCATCATCGTCAGTATCGTTTGCATCTATGAAAGTAAAGTCTGCATCATCCCATGTATCTTTAAGTGAAGTTCCAGTTAAAATAATAGGAGCTCCTATTGGAATTCCTGCAATGGTATTATGTGAAGACATATCTTCATCGTGCCAATCTGTATAGAAAGATCTAATAGAATCTTCTAATTCATTTCTTTCTGTTTTATTAAAAACTTCTATCTTTTGATTACGACCTTCTAGTCTATAATCTACTTTCCTAAGATCTTCTATATAAATTGATTTAGCATCTGGAAATATATCATAATGTACGTCTTGTCCAGCATACTGTGCGTGTATTTGGTGTTGATTATTCCAAACTCTCTGATTTACTCCGTCAAAGTAATCACCCTCTGCTGTGATATCTACGATCTTTGCGTTAAGCGGTAAATATTCTTTCTGTAGTTTACGCTTTAAAGCATATAATTTTATTAAGATTTCATCCGGCGAAAAATCTGTAATTTCCTCTACTTCTGGTAAATCAAATTCATTTAATTTTCCAGTAGGAACGTTTAATCGGTATGCTAATGAAAATCTAGAAGTTTTCTTTTGATTAGAATTAGGAAGGTTCTTATTTCTACTCTTTTTTGCTAAGAAACCTACTTCAGTTTGATTAGCAACAGGAACCACCATCATTTTTCCAAATCCTTCAGATTGTTCGTTTATGTTTAACCAATACTCTCTAAGACTTACATTAATATATCCAAAGAAATCAATAACACCTAATAGGGCTTTATATGTTCCTATAAAGGGTTTAATAGTAGAAGCCTGTAATAAAAGTTCTTTTCTTTTTCTATTTAATAGTTTATAATCTACACCAAGGTCTTTAATATCAGAATCTCTAAATATCAAATAATCCATTTCGTCTAGATTTAATGCCATGTTAGTTAAAAGACTTTTTAGTCTTTCATCTTCAGCAACTACTTCACCATAAACTTTAATTTCTGCAACCTTTACTTCATTACCATCTTCGGTCGCATATACATTTAATGTTCTAATATGAAAACCTTCTTTATCTGAACTTAATGCTATATTGGCGATGCATGCTTGTACATTCAATGCCGCTGCGTTTAAAGGAACTATTTTAAAACCATCAGAGTCAATTGAAGTGTAGTGACTGTTGTCTCTCATTTTAGAAACCTGAGAAGAATCTACAACTACTTCGTAGTCTCCGTTCTTCATTGTTCCACTATAAAGAAAAATATCATTACTATCTCCATAGCCTGAAACAAATTCAAATCTTAAAGTATTAGTATTAGCATCGACTGATATAGGATGTACAAATCTTTGATTATCTAATTCATCCCTTACTTCTTCTAGAACATATAAATTTATCGTTTCATATAGGCCTGTCGATATTTCAGGTAGAAATATAGTACCCGTAGAATATTCTAAAGTAGAATCATACGTTAAATTTAATTCGTTAGAACTATTATCAAAGAATCTAAGATTTTGATATGGCATTATTATCTAATTTTTTTATCATCTTTTTTCATGGTGTAAGATTTGTAAATTTTTAAATAGTTTACAGAATCTACCCAATCGGCGATTGTATCTTGAATAAGATTAACAAAGTCGTTCATTTGATTATTTCTCCAAATATGAGAAGAAATTGAGTTTTTCAAAATATTACTTCTATAATCATTACCTAAATTTTTTCTATCGTCAAATGCATTTTCCCTGATAGAATATAATCTCTTTTTTCTACTTTTAAAAAGGTTACTAAAAATACTCATTATATAGCTTTTCTATTTTTAGCCTGAACTTTAGCGAATATGCTATTTTTCACAGCTGGTTCATCAAAGTAAATTGAAAGAGCTGCTTTTTCTCCAGTCTTTACTGAATCATCCACCATGTTTCCATTTTGATCTAACCAGCCACCTCTAAATAATGCAACTTCTTCTTTTTCTAAAATTATATCTCCAAATGAATCTAAATTAATTACATTCTCTGGAAGAGGTGCATTGGGTTCAAAATTAATTTGCCTTTCAGTTACTGTTCTTTTAAAGAAAACCATTTTTTGTTTTCCATTACCTATATCTTCTAAGATTGGGGTAGAAGGAGTTACCGTTACTGTTTTAGAAGTATAATATCCTAATCTTCTAGCCGTTTCTTCTTTTTCAGAAGTGAATTTAACGTTAACGGAATCAATACCTTCAATTGATTCAACAATAGCGACAATATCAGATTTTGGTAATCTATCTCTTCTTGTAATGTTAATTAGGTATTCTGCTATTTTAGATCTAATTTCAGTAGCAAGATTAGCCTTTGTATATCCTTCAAAGTATCTTACTTTAATATCCATTCTAAAATATTGTGGGGAAGGATCTACTATTTTAATTTCAGTTGTTACCATCTGTCTTCCTGATTTTTCTAATAATCCCATAATTCCTTCTTTTTCTATTTCAGTAAAAAAGAATTCAGAATTATCTAAGCTAAAATAATCTTTATTGTTTTGTAATTTTTTAAGAGTATTAGGCAACATGAACAGATAGATAACATTATCATCGTCTAAATATCCATCATCTGTAGTGTTATATGCATCTAAATAAGAAAACATACCATATCTTGAAAGAAAGTGCTCATAGTTATCAGGAGTTGCTAATACAAATGAATGTGACTGTAATGGGGCAATTAACTTTGTTAATTCAATATCTTCTGGATTTGCTCCCATTTTAGGTGCAACTGTAAATTCAGATTCTAATAATTCATTTAGATCATGCGTATTTCCTAATGAATCTGTTCCTTCAGTTTTGAATTCAAACGATAAATCAGCTCTACCGTTTAAATTACCCATAGCACCTCCTATTTTTAAATATTCGATTTCAATCGATGCACCTGTTGGAGGAATGTCACCAAATGAACCATTACCGAAATAAAGATCTAATCCACCTGTAATTCCTGTTTTTACTAAATAACCTTCAGTTCCCTTTTTCATATCATATAAAGAATCATATTTAGTCCATAAATTAGAATTAACCTTTACTCTAATCTGTCCATGGTCTATCATGCTTTTAGTTATTACATTAAAGGATTGAAAAGATTCTCCAGTTGAGGTTAATGTTTGAGATTCATATTCTCCCTGAATTACAGGAATATAAATATAATTTGCGTTTGATTTTTCTAATCTAAATTGATCATTACTTGTTCTCAGGGTGTATTTAAGACCGTTGTCTTTGCATTCTATAATAGCATTGGATGGAATGTTTAAAGCATCACCAGCAATATCATCTAAACCCTGCACTCCTAATCTAAGCTTTAATTCACCTGAAGCGGCAGCTCCTCTAAATGAATCATGTCCTGCTAATCTTGAGAGTCCATATATTGATTCTGGGTTTTGAGCTGTAAGAATATTTTGCTCTACTGTAGAATCTTCAATGTAGAAGAATATTAATCTTCCTATTTCTGAAATAACGTCTAGGATTTGTGAAAACGGAGAGGCTGTTGTAAATGCACCTTCTACCTCGCCATATATCCTAGTAATATAGGATCTAATGTCGTCAATCATTTCTCCAGCTTTTATTCTGGAAGTTGATAAAAATTTATTATCTGCCATTTTTATTTTTAGTTTTATTATACGTAAACTCCAAGTTGATATCTATTATCAATTCTTATATCTACAAACACTGCATGTCTGTCAACTTCTTTTGTGAAATCAACATCAACAGTTACGTTAAATTTTCTAGCTAAAGGAACATATTTATAAATCTGTTCTGCAACTACTTTTTTTAATAAATAGTCATTATAACTTAATGAATATACATAGTCTTCTAAATTAGCTCCGAATTCAGGATCACCTAAAACATCTCCTCTTCTCGTAAAAAGAACAGTTTCTATCTGCGTCATCAACCTAGCTAATTCAGAACTAATTTCTAATTTGCTTGGATCGAATCCAGGATCTCCTTTTGCTTTTATATAAAACTCCATTTAACTATATATTCTATTAAGAATGCATCATCCAATCGGTGCCTTCATCTGTTTTTATTTCTTCAATCACTGCTTCCAGTTCTCCTTCACCTAAACCCTGAATTGCGTCTGCATTGACTTCAATATTTCCAGGTAAAGCAAAACCAAATATACTTAACTTTTGTCCTAATGAAATTTTAATCTTTGCAGCACAATATCTAAAGAATGCTTCATCTTCAAATAATGCACACTCTGGAATTGTTTCATATACTTCTAATATAATATCTCTGTTAGGGGTTTCTCCAGTAAATTTAATCTCATGTGTTAGTTGGTTATAGTGATAGCCAATGGGGTTTTCTAGAATTTGTCTAGCCATATCAAAGAAACTTTCATTAACCACATAATATTGAAGGTTCTCTGCGGCATCTACTACACCATCTCCACTGAACATTCCAGTATACATCATTCTTTCGATAGCAAAATCACCTTGTGAAAATCTAATATCTGTTCCACCTGCATACTTTGATCCAGTTTCAAAACATCCATATACTGAATAAACTTCTCCACCACCTGTAACTGGATCCATCTTTGGAAGAGTAAAGCATCTTCTAGATTTAAAAAGATTAGACTTAAAAAGTTCTTTAGGTAAAACCATAAAGTTTTCTTTCATCGAATACTCGTAATTTTTATAGAACCATTTCTTTGCTCTCTTGACAATATTCTCTACTTCTGATTTTGGAAGATTCATAGGAATCATACAAGACCCTGTTACTTCCGATGCCAACTCATTTACAAAGTCGTTAAAGCATTTATTATCATCCCATGTAGGTTTATCTAAGTGGCTATTATTACCTATTATATTATCACTCATTTTGTTTTAGTTATTTTTAAACTTCCGTATAAAGTATTTTTTCAGTGTTGTCAAACTTTGCAGTTCTTTTATCGTATTTACCGTCTCTAAATATACCTCCTTGCATCGTCCCTTTCATTATTCCATTTCCGTATATGTAACAGTCTTTTAATACACAAGACTGGTGAACGTATGAACTTTCTAATTTAGATGAATTAACCTGTGTAGATTGATAGAAATTACACGTATGTATGTCAGATCCATTTATGTCACATCCGAAGAAATCACAATTTGTGAATTCTCCTCTCAAAGAACATCTTACAAATTCATATCCTTCTAATTCTACACAATATGATAAGTTACCATGATCAACTTGAATTACACCATTGTCGGCATCATAGTTAATATGCCCTTTTGTTAATTCACCATGTGTAAATAATCTAAGAACTCTTTCTCTAATATTAGGCCAGTGTAAATCTATTATCTTTTCATTGTCATTTAAATCAACCGTTAATTTAACATCTTGATTCCAACCTGTATTAATGGTTTTCCAATCTTTTCTAGCCTTTATAACTCTTTCATTCTTAGCAAGAATTTTTCTAAGCTCTATTGAATTAAGATTGTTAAATTGAACATTACCCGTGCTATTCCATAGTTGAGTTATAAAAAGATCTAGCATTTGTAGAATCTTAGAAGTTTTCTTTTCCCAATCTTTTCCACCGAGATATCTAAATTCTAAATAATTCTTATGTCTTTTTTCAAAGTTAATTCCGTAATATTTAGAATCAGGATATATGAAATTACTAGGAGTAATATTTAATCCATCATAGAAATAAGTATCTGACTTAGGTAAAACGAATTTAATTGATTTTGCGTATGCAGAATCTTTTCTTTCAGGAAAAAACTTAAAGACTTGACTTTCTTTAAAATCTAAAATAAATTTAAGAACATTCATCTTAGATATTCTATGTTTATTTTCTATTTTATCTGTATCGAAAGAAAGGTTTAAGTGAATAGAACTTCTATCATTCGTATATCCATTTTCTTCTATCCATTTACATACTTTAATAATCATCATCCTTGCAGCATAATACGGCTGTGCGCCTGTTACGAGTTCCATTAGTTTTTCACCACCTGACATATCAGGTTCAATTTTAAACTCATCTCTTGTAACTTCAAAATCACTATGCGCCTTTGCTTCTACTCTAATCTTTTTACCTAAAAGACCCGCTAACTCTTTAGCAGTCGTATCGATATCCTTGTTAGAATAAAATTCAAATTCAACACCTACCAGTGCATTCTTTAATATGTCTGAATTATTAATATTATTCATTTACGTAATTATATAACTTAAGTTGGTTTATATATCTCTGTTAGATACACTATAACGTGAAAAAGCCCGAGTGATCGGGCTCTTTCAACTAAATTATAGATTTGATTATAGTTTAAGGAATACTTTTCTAGTGTCTTCTTCAACTCTGATCACTTGAACAGTAATATCTGCACCTTTTGATATGTCTTTAATATCTATGTTTTCAGGGAATTCAGATACATGTAAGAGTCCTACTACACCTTCTTCTATTTCTACAAATAAACCATAGTCTTTAGTAGATTTTACCTTTCCTACCACTTCAGTTTTCTTAGTATATCTTGAAGAAATACCTTCCCATGGATCTACTTTCTTTTCAGCAGGAGAACCTTGAACAAGTGTAATTTTTCTTTCATTAATAACTTCTTTAACATAGAATTTAATCTCTGTTCCTGGCTCTAAAGATCTATCTCTATGTGCCTTTGAAGTTTCAGTATCTAAGTCGTTAACGTGAATCATACCAGTTAAACATCCTTCAAACTCAACGAATACGCCGTATTTTGCAGAACCAGTAACGTGACCTGTTCTTTCAACTGTAATATCTTCTTGTATTGTTTTGAGTGTATTAGGAATAAGAGCTCTTAAATATGCTCTATGTGAAACTACCACAGTTCCTTTTTCTTCCGAATAACTTACAGGTACTACATACATTTCCGTGTCGATGATTGATTCAAAGTCATGCAATTTATTTACACCAGCTAAAGAACCTGGCATAAAGCAATCAATTCCTTGAACTTGAACAATATATCCTCCACCTGGAATCATTTTAGAAACAATACCACTATATGCTGTATTTCCATCGTCAATAGATGCTACGATTTCTTTAATAACTTTAGTCTTAAGACCTTCAGTCACAGAACCTATCATATATTTCTTGACATTCATTGAAGTATCGGCGATCAATTGAACATCGACTTCAACTCCTTGTTTTAGAAGTTCTCTTACTTCTGTAGTTTCTCTTGATAAATCTACATAGATTAATTCTCTATATCCTACATCAATTGATGCCCATTCGGAATCAACTGCATACACCTTTCCAGTATAGCTAGCTCCTAATTGTAAAGAATATAAAGTATTTGAAGTTAGTTAATGACCTTCCATTAGGTCAAATAGTTCTTGGGCGTATGATTCTCTGCTATATACCTTTACACCTTTAGGTGTTTTAATATGTGGATTGGGTTTCCTAAGCTTAGTTACACATGTTGCCTCATATTGGTCCCACATGAATTCTCCGTTTTCATCCATATAATTTGTATCTGGACCGGGAGTTGGTTTTTCCGGGGTTGCGGCGTTTAATGAAGTTTCTACTTTAACTTCTGTTTCTTGGTTAGCTTCTGTAAGCTGTGTAGTTGTCGAGAGTCTTGGTCTCTTTTGTTTTTGAGTTGTCTTTGTTGACATTTACTTTGTTTTTTAAAAGGGTTAATGTATGTTTTACTAGTTATATATCAAATTACGGTGGCGTCAAATCCTATCATTGGAACGTAAGGAACAGTAGGAACTGGTATACCACCCATATAAATAAATTTCATTTCACTAAGATGCGTAAAATAAGAATATGCAAGTGCTTTAGCCACTGCATTGGCTGCACCTTCCCTATCTAATCCATAATCTTTACCTGAATTAAGAGCTCTTCTTAAATTATCTGCTAATTTCCTTTGATTTCCGTAACTAACTCCTATGTATTTTCCGCCTAAAGGAGGAACAGATAAACATGGTGGTGTCGGGGGATCAGTTGCAAATGGCTGTATTGTTGCATCTTTCCAATATTTAAGAGTTGCCTTTGCAAGTTCTTTATATGGATCATCTTTACTTCCACCTTCTGCTAACATTGCAGCTTCAATTCCCATTTCTACTATTAAAGTATTTCTAATTTGCTTAGCTAAAGTTCCCGTTTTAGACATATCTATATTCACAATAGAATCCTGTGTTTCGTCGTTTTCAGTAAGAGGACATCCTTGCCATTTTTTTCTTAATTCATCTTCTAGAAAAACGGGTTTAACTTTATTTTTTTTAAAACCATAGTCTTGTTTACCGTTCCATGTAAATTCTGTAATAACATACTGAGTTAATGCAGGTGGCATTTTATTATTTTCATCAAAAGGCTCCTGTATTTTTAAATTAGTTAATTTAAATGGATATCTTACTTTTAATTTTTCAGCAGGTTCCATTTCTTCATATCCTACGGGTAATGTAGTATCAAAGGGCCATGGATATTTAATAGCTTGTATAGAATCTTTCTTTAATGCGGTTTCCTCACTGTATAAAAACTTTCCATCGCTATCTACAGTTGGATGGCACTTCTTTATTTCATCAATTACATATTTAGAAACTAGTAGATGAAATTCACCATCATAATTTCTATTATTATTATTTATTGAAACACCCGAGGAAGATTTAAATGATTGCCAACCCCAGTCTAATCCCTTTAGTGTAGATATGGCTGCCTTCCTGTTATTGTTCATCTGCTGAATGTCTTGATTACTAAATCCTGAACCGCCAACCCCAGCTGTGGAATTGCTTCTAATTTCATTAGTTCCCATCCAAGTCGCCCAGTGCCAAAAATCCCATCTTTTATCTCCGTCAGAAATATCCTCAAATTGCATTAATAATCTTGTTGCAAATATTCTAGCTAATTCATCGCCGGTTTCTTTACCATCTAAGCGATGAAACTCGAAGAATTTAAATCTATATAGGTTTTCTGCTTCGTCATCCTTAAACTCTTCCAGATACTTGTCAAGCTCTTCAGTTGGCTCGTATTGTATACCTCCTGAAATTTCACCTTCTAGTTTATTATATTCAGGATCATTGTCTTTTCCTGCAATACTTAACCTGGAAGCTGCGCCAGCTGCACTCGCCAACCATGTTGCAATTCCTATTTTCTTTTCTTCGGTGTCTGGTGTTTCCATGACAGGTTCTCCTTTTTCAAAAAGGTCAGTGAACCAATGTTCATAGCTTGCTATGAATGCACTCTCCCCGGGTGATGATTCATGAGGTGCCATTCCTGGAATACACGTTGCATTAGGACCAGAACCTTTTTTAACATCAATCGTATATTGTGTGGCTAATAATTTACCGAATTCTGCGGCACTAGTCGGTGGGGCAGTAGGTGCGCTTAAAAGAAATCCTTCTACTTCACTAATAAAATTAGTCCAATCTGCAGCCATTCTTATTTATTTTCTTGTTGATAATCAGGGTGTTTACTTTTCAAAGATGCAACACCCGATGGGGTAGGAGGTAATGAAACCGCAGTTCCTGATGGACCAACTCCGGTTGGATGTATATGGTTTTCAAAAAGAGTTAAATACTCGTCTAACCATGCTTCTAGTGATTTACCCCTTACAGCGGGTTCTGAAGTATCTTCTCCACTTTCACCTGTATTACTTAAATATACGTCTCCTGAATCTATGAATATTCTATCGTCCGTAGAAATTTTAATATCACCTACTTCGTCGATTTGAATTATAGGTCTTTCTTTTGCGCCAAATCCTCTGGTAATTACAAGACCATCTTCTTCTGAGTGATAAATTCTTACGTTTCTTTCAGCATCATACACTAAACTGATTACATTTTCAGCATTGCCTGCACCATCTAAAATATCTTCTTTAAGAAAAAGATTCTGCTCTATTTGAAACCAATATTCAGGATGATATAAATTTCCATTATCAAATCTAGCTGAAACTATATCCCCTATTCTTGGAACATGATGTGAACCTACTGCATTTCTATTCATAGGAGTTGCCCATGGAATAGCATCATCCGGTAAATTATCATATTTACCCAGGACCTTAACCTTACATCTACCTAGTTTAAGAGGATCGACATTATCGATAACTTCTCCTAACCAATGAGTGTCTCTAAGATTATCAGTATTTAATTCTTTTTCTGTTGACATATATTAATCGTTTATATTACCAAGGGATTGGGCTGCTGCATCGTTTAGTGCAGCTCCTACTGTCGCACTAGTATCTACATTAAATACATTCTCTGCGATGTTAGAACCAATATTATCTACTCCATCAGAAACACCTCGTAAGGCGTCTTGATATATGTTTTCAAAATTAGGAACTCTACCTCTAATACCGTCCCTTGCACCTTGAACTAATTCATCTTTCTTTTCTCTTGCTAATCTGTTCAGGTCGTTTAAACCTCTTTCTCCTATTTCTTTAAGTTTAGCTAGCGCCTTATCTTTTAAAAGACCTAATATCCCATCAGCTTCATAATTTTCAGAATCATGTGCTGGGGATAATGCGTTAGGTATAGTATCAGAAACAATTCCATTTAATACTCTTGCATCCATACTATCTACAACTTCATATTGCATTTCAATAGTTTGTCTAGCCTGTTCGCCTGGATTTTTAGTAAGATCTCCAAATATTTCAGAACCTGTGTTTAAGGCAAATTCACATTCACCGAATCTAAACATAAAGAAGGGTCTATTGTCAGATCCTGATATACCTTTGTTTGAATTATCAACTCCTAGGCTTGGTTTCATATTTCCAGGAAAACCCTTAATAGCAGCCAAGTCTATCTTTTTAGGAACCCCTGATAATGTAATTTTAGACATGTTTTGGATCTTTCTAACCTCAGTAACATATACTATCATTGAAAACTTTCTTAAGTTTTAAGGTAAAATCCAATTCCATTTAACTTCGTCAAACACTGCTTTTCTATAAAGGTGCATAAGACCAGAAACTCTAAGGTTAATAGATTCTAAACAGCTTAGTGTTAACTTAGCATCATCGCCTCCGTAATATGGAGTAGTAGGATTAAAATTTGTAATTGCTCTATCAACACCCTGTAATCCTTGGAAAAACCACGGTGTATTTCTATTTATGTCTAGTAATGCCTTTTTAAATTTAACTAGAGCATCTAATCTTTCTTCATAGAATTTAGTTGATCCCGCAGAAGCACTTGAACTAAGTGCAGATAATCTATTAGTGTCTTTGCTACTTTTTTTAGCTGACTCCGGCGGCTTTTTTGTAGCTCCTAATTGATTAACGTAGAATTCTTCGGCCGCTCCAGATAATAGAGGCGAATTAGTATGATCGCTTACGTTAAATAATATAACAAACGATAAAAAAGTCGGATCCTGATATGGCGACTGTGCTAATTTACCTTTTTGAAAATCTAATTTACTTTTAAAATCTGACATATAGTATATATTATTATTTGATAGGGTTTAATTATCCTTTAACGTTATTTAATCTACTCGGCCATTCTCTTCTTAATAGAGTAAGTTTTTGAATAATTCCAGTAGACTCCTTATATATGTATTTAATTCCACCTATTACATAATAACCTGTTAAAAATTCATCTTTAACCTGATCTGCGTTTAAATCATTTACGCTTTCAACTTCTTCTTCATTTTCTGTTTCAAATCCCTTTTCATCTTTATCGCCACCTATACCCTGCTGTGCAGTCATTTGTGTAAACCCACTTTTTAATATTTGAATAGGTATTTTTTGCCACAAATGAATTCCAGGATTAAATGTCTTTAAGGTTATTTCTAACTGCATTTTATTCATTTCATCTAAATTCTGTTGATTGCTTAATGCGGCAAATGAATAGTTAAGATGTACATTTGGCATATCATCTGATTGAATAGGGAGCCTTCCCATGTATTTTGATTTTACCTCTTTAGTATATCTGTCTTCATCTCTTCTTCCCTTTAGCGGCTCCTCAATGTCCTTCATACTATCACTAGCGAGTGGTTCTATTTCATGAGCAACAACACCAACAGAGTCGTTCTCAAAATATATCATTTTTCTTTTATAGCCGTTCTTTTTAGAAAGTCCGCCTGAATTGTTAACTAAGTTATAGCTTTGTATGAATGAATTAGTAGAATTCATAGACGAAGCGTTAGTTAGCATGTTAGGTATTCCTATTGCGTTTGAAGTCTGTTCTTCTCCATCTTCATCGAAATCTATTTCAAAGTTAATAAGTGTTTCATCCATTCCATCTTCTGAATTTAAAAGAGCATTAATATCTACGAAACATATATTATAATAAGGATCGATACAATATGTCTGAAAACTATCTTCACCGACATATGAATGTTCCACTAAATTATTTAAAAATTCTATATTAGGTTGACATGCATTAAGTGCTTTCATTGCGTCATCCGATGAATCAATGTTAGTTGCTAATCCTAGTTTTAAATTATTAGCAAATTCTTCTATCTGTTCTCTAGATGTTCCTTCATACGAAGCACATCCTTCTGAATATAATGTAGGTACTTTCATCGTACCCTGTATAGAAAATTTAGTGCCACTAGTGGCTTTTTTCAAATCGCCAGTAGCAGGGCCTCCTATTTCATCTATATCAAAATCTATTCTAATATCTTTAAAAGTGTCTTGTTGTCTTGCTGCAATTCTAACTGAAACGACATCACCATCTCTTGGAATTTGATCCGCATCAAAGGTTCCTCTAGTGTCTATTATAGTTAGGGCTAATTTAGGAATTTTAGTACTACAATCAATTTCAAATCTCTTAACATCTTGTCCCGTAAATGAAGCTCCATTAATAACTACCATTGGAATAGGACCTCCTATTTCATGGCTCATTTTCTGTCCACCCTCATCTTCACCATGTGCATCAAACTTTATTGTGTCTAATTCCAATGAGTGTTCTATTACATTTAGAATGTGATTATCTATCGGCATTTATTTTAGTTTTAATATGTGGGTTTGTTAATGATCTTCTTTTTAACGAGGATATCTACAAAATCTCTAAAGTCCATTCCTACCTTAGCTCCTTTAACGTCTTTATCACCTTCAACGAATACGCCACCATCAAAATAGTAACTCTTTCCATTATCGGCTGCTACTTTAATTAAAGTACCTAACATAACCTTTCCAGGAACTCTTACCTTAGAACCATGTAAAGCTTTTACGGAATCTTTGTTCCATTTGCTTAAATACATTTCTTCTCCAGTTGTACTTCCACCAGCTACCATTCCACCGGCTGCCGTTAATGCTTCACCTTCGGGTGTGTCTCTTTCAGCATAAAGAACTGCGATGATTTCTTTTGCTAGATCTTGGTCTCTTCCGACCTTTAATCCCTCGTTAAGGAACTGTTCAAATAATTGTACGTGTT